GGGAGTTCTGGTAAGTCATTAAGTACTTGTTTAGCGAAACTATGTGTACGCTCAAACTTAAAGGAAACCGGAGATTTTGCAAAGTTATCAGTAAGGTTAATGGTAGATCTAACTACTAAAGTGGGGACATATGTTATACTATTAAGGGTCTTGCTAAATATAGTAGGGGTAAATGCACTTAGCACCCCATTGTTATCAAATAGATATAGTTCGGACAAGTTATTCTCCTTATAGTATTTCTACGACTGCTGCCTTGACAGTAGTAATCTTGTTAGCATGACTAAACTCCACACCATCTGCGTCTAATCTAACTTTAGTCATAATGTCTATTCTAATTATGTTAGTTATAGTGGCTGGGGAGTTAGGTACAATAGATAATTGCTCCGTACCATCAAAGTTATCTATAGCACCAGTTACTGCAAAGTATGCGGTACTACTACCTGTTACACGTATAGTATGTACTCCATAAGTACTCCAACCGGCAAATTTTACCTTTATAGAACTAGCACCTATGTTAAGTGTCTCTACTGGTATCAAGTCTTGATTATACGAAGGTAGCCAGAAAGGTCTATACTTACCCTGAAGATAGTTAAAGTATTGTCTTATGGTATATAACTCTTCCCGGCTAGTGGCCTTAATAGATATAAAGTGCTTGCCGCGATTATAGTCATCTAAATCAAATCTTACAAATCCACCAGTCTCACTATCAAACGTAGTAGTTTCTCTTTCGTACCTTTCTGCCAGACCACCTGTTACTACTGATTTAAAAGTAACTACAGGTAATCCTAAGTAGGATTCTCCAGAAGCAGCAGGAGCTACTAGGGGGAAATTATTAGTACAGTTATAGGATAAACTAGCTTCATTCTTACCATTGGCATTTCTAACTAGGTTAATCCCTTCATTAACATACCCTATAAATACCGGCGCAATCCAACAGTTAACCCTATCCGAGCGTAAACCTTGCTTTAAAGTTATACTACTAGAGTCTATCGCCAGCACCTCTCCTATCTCATAAGATGTAAAAGAAGTCCAGAAGATAACAATACTACCAACTTCCAAAGATAGAAAAGCTGTAGTAAAAGGTATAACTGTTTGACCAAGTACTAGGTTAGATAACTGTACTATATCAGTCCATAATGGAGTAGCTAAGGATAGATGTGCATATGTATGTGCTATAGACTTAGCTCTTGAGAACTCTTCTACTGACTTAAATATATAGTTGTAGGATAATACTTCCCTCGGTATCTCACGTAGGACTAATCTCTGCTCTCCGTGCCTAGCTGGTATAACATCCGTAAGCCACTCTTTTCTCTCTGTAAAACTAGTCTGTGGTACGAAAGGCCATACTACTACCCGTTGCCCGGTAACAGGTATAACCATAACCTGCTGGTCAAAGGTTAAAGTATAGAACCCATCTATAGTAGGTACACCTAAAGCAGCTACATTTATAGTACCTGATACTATCTCTAAAGGTTTAAATATATAAGGTACACTTATAGGCAGCAGTAAGGTTGCATCAGGTAAATTAGTTGTTATTAAAGTGTCAAATCCATAATTAGTTAACCAAGCCGACCAGAGTTCTATTACAAATACTTGCTCAGACAGAACATTATCTAGTACTAGGTTAGTTATGCTAGAGTGAACCCTAAAGTAAAAGTCGTATAAGTAACCCTTAGCTGTACTTGCACCAGCTAATGCAAATGTTACAGTCTCTATAGGTAGGGTGTTAACCATAGCTCCCTGACCTAGAGAATACCGAGTATCAGAGGCATAGGGATGATTAGTAGCTGTTTGGTAATGGGGAGCCGTAACTGCAAAGTCTATCTCTAATGCTCCCATAGCATCAGATAGCCTATCTAACTCTACTGTATGCTGTGGTGCAGGTGCATAAGCTACACTACCTCCGAGTAAAACTGCCATTACTTTACCTATTTATAGTTAGGGGACATACCTTATAGCATATCCAAGTGTTCCCGATTGTTGTGTAGTTGGGTTGCTGAGTCCATCCCCATTTCTAGTAGCTGAATTTTTCTCTAGGCATGGGAATACTTTCCACTGGTCAGAACCTAATGTTATTATATCCCCTAGATCATAATTATCTATTCTTACTAGTCTAACATGTTCTATGTATCCCAAGTACATATCCAAGGTACTAGCTGTTCTTATTTTAAGGTGCATAGGCACTAGAAGTGCTTGGCTGTTCCACGTGTTAGGACTTCTAAATAAACTTCTTCTAGTGTAGTCAGTTAGAAAAACCTGTCCTTGTACTGCGGATGTAAGTATTCCATTAGTCCAAACTGCGGAATCTACCTTACAATGTATCCGGCCAGATATATTATCTATACTTAAACTAGATCCATTTAGCGGAAATGGGACTACCTGTCCTGTACCACCACTACTAGCTACAGACAGACCAGTATCACTAATTGTCTGTAGACTAGAAATTAAAGTAGTATTAATACCTTTAGTAGCATAATACCAATTACCACCCACAAAGGCACTAGAATGTACCTTAGATATCTCCCCAAACATGATATGCTGTACCTTGGTCACGTCATGCTGTATAACACAACATACTTGGTCAGGTGTGCTAGAATAGAATAGATAATAGGTTATAGGCCAAGAAGCTGACTCTACCCTGATTCTATCACTATACGGGGCTAACTCGGTTAGACCATCAGCACTATTAGCTCCCTGTACACTTAAAGTTCTTGGGTCTCCAGAGGCTACTAGAGTACCTGTGGCAGGACTCGCAGCTGGTGTTCCACCCATAACATAGGTAAAGTTAGACCCATTAGTAACAGTTATACTAAACGTCCCGTTATATAGTGCATCAGATGCCCCGGATATAGTAATAGTGTCTCCGGTAGTCAATCTATGACTACCTGAACATACTACCGTAGCTAGTGTACCCGAGCTATTTATACTAGATATAGTAGCAGGTATACGTGTATGTATGTTTATGTGCGATTGGTTCTTAGATAACCAACCACTAGCCAAACTGAATCCATTATCGGTACAAAAAGTTTCTATAATTGTCTTTAAGGCTGCCGGACTAGCTGCTGTACCTGTTTGATATTGTGCCATTACTATTCCTTAAGCTAGTTTAAGTGCAACATAGTCTTTAAAACCTGTTCTAGTCGCATCACGAAGTACTATATATGTTATACCATCAACGACTATGGTGTTCTCAACAGAGTTATTAAAACCGGAGATCATGTATAAGTTAGCTACATCCCCGAAAACGTTAGGTGGAGATAGTTCGGATAAGACTAGTGCATGTAAACCATAGTATCCATCTGCTGTAGCACTAGAAGTTATAGTATTTCTTATAGAAATAGTTTCCTCTTGTACCAGTACTTGTGGTGTGTGCCATGTACCGTCTACATGTCGCATCTTAAAGTTTTCTCTATTTCCCTTGAACCAGTTTATATAAGCTGTGTTATCATATCTAAAGTCCTTCTGGGCTACTGTCAAAGCCCCACCTACTATCATAGGATACGGCCATTGCCCTGGGGTAGCATAAGGTAGCATTTTACCCATAACCACTGAGTTATACACGTTCTGTATCTTAGCTACAACTACTACTCCTTGTCCATCACCTACAAACCAGTAAGGTATAGCTTGATTCCACATTGGAGTACCGATCATACCACTAGTTCCTGGCTGGGTATCGAAGTTATTAGTAGATACGTATCCTGTAAACCCACTAACAGCCCAATTATAGAAGTCAGAAGATACTAACTGATAGGTCTTAACCCCCATGTACAGCTCTTCACTAGCTGATAACCCTGGTGCTTTCCATATAACCTCAGTACTGTTACGTGTCTCTACCAATGTACCTGTAGCAGGAGTAGCTGGTGTTCCTGTAACTGCGTAGGTGTAGCTAGTAGCAGAAGTTACTGTTATACTAAAAGTACCGTTATACTCAGCTTGTGTTGCTCCGGATATAGTAACCCTGTCTCCAGTCATGAGTAAATGCGCTGCTGTATGGGTAACTGTGGCAGTGCTGCTAACCCTAGTTATAGATACTATACTATCATATGTTTGACCAATAGTACGTTGTACTACCCAACGTTCTCCAATAGGTAGAGTTGATTCTACGAATGTACGTAGTTTGACTAGTAAGTCATTGTGGTCAGAAGCTGTGCCTACTTCATACGTCATGGTGGGATTCCCAATTAATTTAAGCCATTATAAACTAAAAAAGCCAGGCTGTCAATACTTTCAACAGCCTGGCTTGAATTATATTTACTACTATTTATGTCCTAGCAGCTATAACTACTATCCATTGTTTCTCTTAACTATATTCATAATAACCTTCTCACCTTGTTCACTACCTAGATACTCATTGAACAACCCAGGGTCTACTGCATTAATAATACGAATATTCTGTGGTTGGCTACTTTGTTTTCCAGATAGGCTACCATTAGCTAATGCTTGTGTCAAGTCTCTATTTTGTTGTGGAGCTACTACCCTTTCCCCTTTACTTATATTAAAAGTTTGGTTCTGTGGAGCATTGGTTAAACCAGCATGTGCTTGTGGTAAAGGTTGAGACACTATACTAGCTATCTGAACGGCACCAAGAGAAGCAGCAATACCAGCTAGTACCGGGCCGATATATGGGCCAGCACCTAAAGCTTCTACAACTGCTTTAGCTGTTCCCATAGTAGCTTCAGCAACCTTAGAGGCTTTATAGGCTATAAACGCTGCCTTAGCTTGCTTACTCTGTTCCCCGTACATCTTCTGGGCAGCAGTAGTAAGACCTAAGAATGTTTCAGCACCCGTAGTTGCGATACCTCCATAAAATCCAGAATAGTTCTTAGCACTAGCTAGTATATAGTCAGTCTCTATAGCAAGTTCTTTCTCCTTTACCTCTTGTAGATTAGATAAGTTAGCTTCTCTGAGTTTACGCAAAGATTGCTCTCTATCATCTGCTATCTGCCCACCTGTATCTTCAAACTGAGTAACAAAACTTGGGCCGCGGGTAAATTGTTTATTAAACCCCACTCCCGCAAAAGCTACTTCATTACGTTTATTTGTAGCGTCAAGTATCCTATTAGCTATCTCCGTATTACCTTCGTTTAATGCCAGTTCTTGCTTAAGTTTCTCGATGATAACATCTTCATTATCCGCATACTCTTGTCTAAGTTTATTTAACTCAACTTGTGCTTGACGTTGTGTTATTATACCTGACTGACGGTTGAGATGTATTCTAGCTTCTTTAGCTTGCAGAGTTGAACTAAGTTCACCTTCTTCCCGACTTAATTTATTCAGAACACCTTTAGATAGTTCATATTGCTCTGAGATAGCAAGTTGTTTAAGCGCAAGTTCATTATGGTTAATTAGAGCAAATTTACGAAGTTCGTCAAACTTAGACTTAACCTGTATCGCATTAGCTTCTTCTTCTCTACCAGAAGCTTCTAAAGCACCTACCTGTATCTCTTTAAGTTTTTCATTGTACTCTTTTAAGGCTTCGAATTTATCTCTATCAGCAGTTGCTTGTACTTCTTGAGTTTGTCTAATTAGATCTTGTATGTTATCTTCAAACTGTTGTATTTTAGATATATCACCAGCTTGGGTAGCAATACCTTTACCTTGATCTGCTGCAGCTAGTTGGTTTTCTAAATCACTAAGTTGTAACTGCTTCTTCTTCTCAAAGTAAGAAGCAAGACTAATAAGATTGTTCTTATAATCAAACTCTAGTTCTTTTAAAGAGTCTTGTATTTCTTTAGAACTATTCTTAGCATCTCTACCTAGATCGGCGTATATATCTCTTTGAGCTTTAGCTACGGAACTATGTTGTTTAGTTACGGATTCCAAACCCGTTCTATCGTATATGACCTTGAACTTCTCTAAGGCTTCACCAGCTTCTTGATTACCTTCCGCATATTGCTTCTGTAACTTGGCTAAATCTTCTGCACTATTACCTAGTAAGTCTAACTTCGACGCTTGCTCTGTTTTACCTGTTATACGTAAGAACTGTACTTGTATCTTATTAACTATATCAGTAACATCAGCGAGAGCTTGCCCACCTTCTATCTCTATCTTTATTCTAGCTTTCTCTTTAGTTTCCTCAAGAGCGCCTTTAACTATATATAGTTTTGATTTAGCTTCTTCTAGGTTAGCTTGATCTTTAGCTCTACGTGCATCAGTATATATATAGAAGGCATCATTCTCACGTATCTTAATATCTCTAAACTGCTTGTTAAATACCTCTTGTGCATCTTTAATAGCCTTCTTATTAGCTATAACATTAGGGTCTAAGTCTATAGAGGCTGCTATAGACAGTTTACCTTCTTGCTTAGCTTTTTGGAAGATGGTCTGTAGGAAGTCATCTACCCTTTCTTTAGCTCTATCCGTCTCTGTAGCAAGTTCACGTAACTGTAACCCTATAGCTACTAAACCAGCTACTATAGCTACTGGACTAGTTATGAAAGCTAATGTACCTTTAAGGGCCAAAGAAGCCCTAGATACCCCAGCTATACCCGTTATCGCAGCAGTAGATGAGGGAACTATAGCAAAGAAACTAGTAACTAATTTACCTACTACTGCAACCGCCGCTGCTTCCACAGCTATGGTTAGAAAGTTTAAAACCTTACTCCACTCACTAGTTCCATTTACTACTTTAGTAAGACCATCAGTCAGGGAAGTAAGACCTTTAACTATACCTACTAAGTTCTCCTGAGATATAGCGTATATCGCTTCACCTAAATGGGTAAAGGATGTGGCTAACCTACCAGCATTAGCGTTCAAACCCTGACTAGCTAGTACAAAAGAAGGGTTAAACTGCTCAGCATAGAATCGAGAGAAGTTTAATATAGTATCATGGGCAAAGATGATACCCTTTTTCATATCTGCGGCTAGCTGAGAAGCACTAGTATTATTAGCTTTTGCAAAGGCAGCAAACGCACCCGGTAGTAAGTTACCTAACTGTTTAACTAACTCTTCACTTTGTACTTTAGACTTGTTAAATATCTGAGCTAAGGCTAAGAAGATACTCTGACTTTTATCTGCATTAAGATGTAGTGCAGTTATAGCGGTATTAAAGTTCTGAAATATCTCTACAGTTACACCTGCCGATTCTCCAGCTAACCTAGTAGAAGCCTGAAAGTTTCTAAAGGTCTCTCTCAACCCTGTTATGGCTATACCCGTTCTTTGTGCTTCTTGGTCAAGGAAACTAAACGTACCTGCCGCAGTCGCTGCATTAGCAGAAGTAGCTAGTAATGACGCTCTAGTTGACTCTAACTCTATCCCTATCTTCGGTATAGCTTTCAGGGCATTAGTTAAGTTATTAAGTACGAAAGTAAATACTCTATAGATACTTATACCTTCGATAACTCTAGCTACAAAAGACTGTTGTGCATGTTCAGCGGATATTGTAGCAGCAGTATACGCTGTAGTTGCAACTGTGGCTGCTTGTGTAGCTACTGTTTGCTGTTGTAAATGTCTAGTAAGAGTCCCAGTTATATCTCTTTGGCTACCTTGTGACGATACCCTTGGTTGGGAGTTTAGCCTTTCAGTAAAAGATAAGGAATTTCTAGCAGATTGTTGTGCCCTAGCTTCATCTAGTCGTAATCTTTGTGCATTTTGCTGCGCTAGTATCTGATTACTACTTTCATTGATAGCTTGGTTAAAACTAGCTATACGTTGTGCAGCAGCAGCTTCTCTAGCTACTCTAGCTTCTGCTAAGGCAGCCTGTCTAGCTTGGGAGGTACCAGCTGCTTCAGCTACGGCAGAAGTAGACCTAAGTAGTTGTGCCTCTCTCTTAGCAGTTTGTTCCGCTTTAGCTTCTATCTCTTTAGCCATATTAGCATAAAAGATAGCCCGGCTGTTATAGCTAGCTTTAGCTGCAAACTCTTCTTGAGATAGTAGGTCTTTTTGCTTCCTGGAATTATGCTCAGCTAAGGAAGCTACAGCATCCTCGTACTCCTTGACAGCAGCTAATCGTTTAGCTAAACTAGCTGTTTCTCTAGCTTCTCTATCTTTTAGTAAGGCTTCTTGTCTAGCTTTAGCTGCACCTGGCGCCTCCTGTACAGAACCTGCCGAAGTACTTAACCCGGAGGCAAACTTAGTAGAAGCTAGTTGATTTTGCTTCTTTATAGCTATATCTACTGTATTATTATAGGCAGCGAGTTCTGCATTAGAATGTTGGTAGGCTAAAGACGCAGCAGTGCCTCCCAACTTAATGAGATCATTATACCGTTCTAGGTTGGAAGTAAGTTTAACTAAAGATGCAGTTTGTACTAGCCTAGCTGTATTTACCTCACCCTCTAATTGTGTTAATCTTTGTGCACCTGTAGCTAGTTTCTCTAACGACTTAACTTGTGAATCTACTACTGCTTGTAGTTTACCACCTTGTGTGGCATCTACTTCAAGTTTAATCCGAAGAATCTTCTCCGTTACTGCCATTTGTAGAACCTCTTGTTGGTAGTAGTGCGCTAACATATCCGGAGTGGATATAAGGTATTTTGTCTAACGTATCTGTTATAGGAAGATACTTGTCTTTAATCAAAGCTAGTAATATAGCAGAGTCTATGGAGTAGAGTTCACCGACTAGGTAGTTACGAAGAATCTTATATAAGTTAAAGATAGTAGCATTAGTATCCCATAAGTAGAATATCTCATCATCTTCTATCTCTTCTTCATCTACCTCTTCGGAGAAGTCTAAGTCTGGGAAAGCAGCTTGTAGCAGGTTCTCTTCTTCTTTGGCTTTTTGTATCTCTACCTGCCTAGAACTACCACTAGCTACTCTCCCTAACACATCCCCTGCTTCTATTAGTTTTTTGTTTCGGCTTCCGAGTAGTCAGAGTTAAACAATGCTTTTTGTGTAGCTAATATCAAGGCCAGCCTGTAGGGACTGCTACAGAGGTACAGATTAGTGAGGACGTCTAATGCACCATCACTGTCATCCCAGAGG